ATATGTGTATTTTGTAAATCTACATAATTCTTAATATTTCCAGATAATCCAAATCCAGTGTTTATAAATTTAGGATTATCGCTATTTGTAGCACGAAACAATTCTGTAATACTATCATTATTACCACTTACAGTCCTAGGTATCATATATGTGTTATTGTTGTTGAAGAACCCATGAACTAATGTTGAGCCAATATTGAAAATCGTATACCCTTGAACACTAGCAACTCCTGCGTGGTGTTTATCAAAAAGACATTGATTGAATGTTATTCCATAACATATATCAGCATCTACGAATGAACTTTTTTCTTTTAAGCATCCACCACGTATACAACATTGATTAAATGTAATGTTACTAACAGCACTTGCTGGAACATCATTTTCTCTACCTTTAATTTTGATTAAATTACTATTAGCGTAATCAAACCAACATTTATCGAACACTAGATTTTTACTATACCCATCTATATATAAAATGGTATTAGAGCCATATGTGTTTTGTATTCCAGCTTCTACACCAGTAAAATAAATATTTGTAAATCTAGACAAGGACTGACCATATAAAGTTATTAATGGTTCATTGTTAAGTTGTGTAGCCATATATCCATTAACAAACCAATTTTCATAGTTATTATCACTTCCATGCAATTTTCCAATGGTTTTGATATTATTAATAAATAAGTCAGTTAGCCAACATCCTAAAAAACCAACATTATCAAAAACTTTAGAGAAACCAGTTAATCCACAATGTCTAATTTGGCTCCAGTTAAAAATAGTATTAGCAATAAAATTTTTAGTACCAATAAATTTTATATTCAATATTTTGATACCTGCTTCAAGTTCATCTGTTTTACTAACAAATATATTTGTTGAGTTATTTTTAATGCAGGCTTCACCATAATATTCATCAGCGTAACTAATACCACGCATAGTAAATTTGTTTTGAATTTGCAAAGGTTGAGTAGTTAGATATGTTTTGTTTTGTAGAACAATATCTTTTTTAGTTTCAACTGCTTTTTCAATAGCTTGTTGTAAGGCATTTGTATCATCAGTTGTACCATCACCCTTAGCTCCATACATTTCAGGCATAATATATGGGGTTAAGTATGGGCCAAGTATTGAATCCATTGTTCCATCTTCTACCATTTCATCTAATTTTTTGTTGATTTCATCTTGTACATCTAGATTATTAAAATAATTATTGATATAATTAATAGCATTTGTTACAGCATTTGACAATGTTGTATTGTTTTCTGCAAGAGTGTTTACATAATATAACAATTTTGCGAGCAAGTCTGTATATGATAACGAATCATCATAAATAGCAGGTAATGTTTGTTGAATCCAAGCTTCAAACGGTTTTAAGATTTTATATTGAGAAGGTTTTATAGCCATTTGTATTTCCTCACTTTCTATATATTAATTATATCATATTTAGTACCAAATTTTAAGTGTCAATTTGTTTTTAAAATCATCAAGGAAAATCTGCTTTATATTAGCAAAACTTTCTCGGTATTCTTTTAACATTTTGGAATATGTGATACCACTAAATCCAGTAATTTTTTCCGTGCCATTGGTGTTATTTTCGAATGTTGCAGAACTTTTACTGTTGCTTGTTCCATCATTTGAATCTTTAGTAGCATTTGTTAAATAAACACTATTTTCAAGTCCTTCTAATCCACCTTGTGGTGTGTCACTGAACATATTCCATCCAATAGATGAACTGGTGGATTCATTGTTTCCTGCATTCGACCCTTTTTCATTCCCTTGTGATGTTCGTGTAAGGTTGTAGTTTACGAATGGGTCAATAATGGAGTCTAAAGACTTGAACATTTTAGAATAATAGTCCATATTTGTTTTCATCCAAGTCCTTAACTTCAAGTGCCATAAACCATATGTTTCATAGTTTATTTCATCCATTAAAATAGATTCTAGTATCCATTTTTCAAAGTCTGCCTTTTGTGAAGGGTCATAGAATGGATAGTCAAAATCAAATATTTTAGTTCGTGCTATTTCAATGACTTCGTCAAGTGAGGATAAACCAACGCTTTCAGTCTTTCCACTTAATGACTCTATAATAGTTTTTACTTGAATCGTATATTTTGCCATTCTATTCATCCCCTTCCACTGGTTGTCCTAAAATACCTTCCGTTTCAAGTCTTGAAGCTTGCGTTAGGATATTTTCGTTGACTTCTACTGTGATATTTAAACCCTTCATTTTATTGTATTCTTCTAAAGCATTTCTACGTGACTGTAGTTTGTTGACTAGAATATTGTTTGTATCTCCCATACTGTTTCGTGCTTCGTCCTGCACTAGTCGCTCCTTTTTAGCAATATTCATGTTACGAATTCCAATTTCTGTCAGAGCTTCATGCCATAAATCTTTTTTCATATCTTGAATCTTGTCAGCAATGAATGGGGCATCTGTTTTCAATACTTGAAACTCTTTTAAGTCTAGTGACTTTGTACCGAAAATAATAGGTACGTTTCCATCATACTGGGCATAAATATTTAGCCATGTCTGTCTATCTTCTTCATTTGTCAAAATCGCTAAAGGGGTCTTTTGGGCATTCATGTTTACATTAATAACATTATCCCATTCCCATAATTTTTGTGCATAATAATTGATTGTATCAATCGTAGGCATATGCGAGAACTTATCCCACATGATAACAGAATCTTTATTTGTTAAGTTTCTGTTATATCCACCATAAGCCCACGCATGACGCTTATTTGGAATACCATAGATATTCAATGAACCATTGTAATTCCACATGGTAGCAATATGTCCACTGTCTGATTCATCCACTTTAAAGTCTGGGTCTTCACTTAACAAGACTGAACCTTGTGCTATCATAACCAATTCCATGAATCTTGGGTCAATCGTGTCTGGAAGATTATCGTATTTGAATAAGGCCAGTGTCAAATCTAATAACTGAACCCAGTACTTGTTATAAGTCCACTTGTTCAAACCAAGGCTTGAGAAGAAGTTTCTATTGTGGATGTTTGGCATATTCCATGTATTCTGTAATTTATATGGTTTACATCTGTTCTTCTTTCCCATGCGTTTACCTCACTTTCTATACCATTATTATACCATAAATAGACTAAAAGTGATACGCATAACACGTACCACTTTTAGCTAGTAAATCAAGACTGAAATGAGTAATAGGAGGACCTATTAATTAGGACCATGTTTATTATAGCATTAAACTGGTCTAATTACCAACAGAGTCAAGATTTTTCCAGAAAGTGATACCATTATCATGAATAGAATTTATCTGTTCTACTAGTGATGCTGGTAAACTAGCTTTTACATCACACCCAACTGTTTTTATATAGTTCCAGTGTGGTCTATTTCTAATTACTGGCATAGATAATGTGTGTAATGCATAACCATATTTTTCAAAATAATCATCAATTATTCTTAAATTGCTTGGTTTAGCACAAATACATTGCACATGAATCGTATTTTCGTTGTTAGCACTCATCCAACTTGTATTTACATTTCCAACCGCTCTTTGTCCTTTTACAGCCATGTCTCTATCTTGGGCTATCATACTGAAAGCTTTATTAAGATTTCCTAGTGCGTTACTGCCCATTGATATAGCATTTGTAGCTTCACTCTGAGCTAGTAATGCTCCGCCTTCTGTACCTGCCAGTACTGCACCACCGCCTACACCACCTAAAGCCAAAGAACCAGCAATACCCATACCAATTTGGCCAGCTACACTTAACGCTTGAATAGTTCTTGAGTTAGCCGTCTGAGCCAACCAAGCTTTGTAAGTATCAATAGTAAATGCGCACTTTGGGAAGTTGTTAATACTAATACCTTCATCCTTATTATTTACTAATCCCTTATAATATGTGGGGTACACATAGCCTTCTGGATTTGGAGTTCTTGTCATACTTATATCAAAACGGCATTTATCATTTTTAAAATCTTCATATCGCAATTCTGTTGAGTTTCCACTAAAAGTAGTTAGTCTCATATAGCAATATGGGTAAGTATATAATTTTTTATTTTTTGGGATATATCCACTCAGTGAACCATCCGCATGATTTTGTGGTTTATCGAATTCAACTTGCACGTGTTCACAGTCACCATGTATTCTATGTATTCCAGTTGGGTCTCCACCAGTAGCGAAGAATCTTGGTAACATATATGTATCAATGATAGTATCGTCTGGGTTACTGCCAGTGGCTTTTACAAAAAATTCTTGATATTCTGCCAATGTACCAAACGCATAAATACTACCTGCAACATTTGTTTTATCAATTTGCGAAGTAACAAAATTGTCTTGTTCTTCCCCAGTTGGTTTTAAAGTGCAACATACAGTGCCAACTAAATCTGTAAATTGAGTTATATCATTTTGATAGTTTACAATATATTCTCCAGTATCTAATTTTTCATCAACAATGTTTGAACCTATTTCAGTATCTTTTGTGTGGGCACGTTCAATAAAACATTTTTCATACGTATAATCAAAATAATAAGTCTGCATAACATCCAGAATGAATGAAACTTCCCATGTAACATTATTTACCCATGTTACATCTGTAACGAAAGCATAAAACCATTTATTTTCATAGTTAGTATTTTTAAACATCATATACGTAGCTTGTTGCATGAGTAGTCCTTGCGTGGATTCTAGTCTGATAGTTCCTTGTTGCTTATTCTTACCGACATACGTACATCTATCCCATTGAGCAAGTTTATGAGCGTACATATCATTATACTGGGCCGTAGCATTATCATAATCCACTGTATTTTCATAGTTTGGTGTTAGTGAGATATTCTTTAAAAGTACAACTGTACTATTTGGAACAACATAAGCCATATATTAACCTCCTTAAAATAAAAGGTGGGACCACCCACCTTTCTATATACTATGCCACTGTAATAGTCGCTGAACCAGATTTTTTTGGGTCTCCATTTGAAACCGCCTTAACAGTATATGCTTGAGCCGTAGCGTTATTACCAATAGTAAGAACACCTGTTTTCTCGTTGATTGTTACATCTGTTCCGCCACCAGTCACTTCCCAGTGAACAGTTTTGTCTGCAAAGTCAGAAGCCGTAACAGTCGCTTTCATAGTCAAGCTTGAACCTTTTGGCATTGTTGCTTGACTTGGTGCAACGGCAACGCTAGTTACTGTAGGTTCTGTTTCAACGTACATAACGGCATTTGCGAAGTAACCACTTGCGTATACTTTCCATACGTGCAAGAAGTTGTTCTCATATAAACCTTGCTGGTTTCGTCTCATGTCAAAGTACTGTTCTACATCATACACCATGAAGAAGTCTTTATCCACTGTAACTAATGGCACTTCCTTTAATTTAGCCAACTGTTGTGTATTTGGTCTGATATAGTTTGGTTCATCCGCAAAGATAATATCCAATCTAGCCAATTCATCTGGTGTAAATGAGAAATCATCCAATACAATGTAACGGCCACTGAATTGCACATAATCCACATTAAATGCTTTTGCTAGAACTTCAACACCAGACTGCGCATCAAATGCACTCGTTACAAATACATACTGGTCATTCTTTAATGCATAGTTCAATACGCCTGCACTGTTGTATTTTCGTGAAGGTGTCATTAACAAGTTAGACACTGTCTTAACGGCCGTAATCAACTGCTCACTTGTAGCATTTGAAGGGATGATTTGTTTATACATTGTACCATTCAAAAGTCTTTGAACTAAAATGTACTTCATGGCTAAACGTTCATCATACTCCATAGCCGTATACATTGCATCAATGATACCCGTAATCAAGTTTACAACACCAGTGCTTGAAGTAAAGGCTTGTCGTAAAGTAGCTTGCTCAATCGTCTGTTTATAGAAAATCTGCGAGTTGATACGATACAACATGGATTCTACATCTGGTTTCACACGTTTTTCAACTTGGGTTTCTGCAATTTCTGGGTTATAACTGAAAGGTTCACAAATATTGATAAAGATATCTTCAATCACTTCACCATATTCCAAACGACCTCGTTTCAAGTTAGCCCAAGGATTCTGGTATGACTTAGAAGAAATGATAACTAGTCCAATTCTGTTTAATAATTCACTTAAAAATGCATTCTGCCAACCCACATTTGACATAATCGCTTGACCAAAAGCACGAATACTCATTAATGAGTCGTTACTTGTAGCCATAACTCCATCTGCCATTTCTTCACCAGCACTTAAAACGTGAGGTGTACCTTCTTGAAAATCGCCACCAACGCTTTCACGAATGGTATTCAGAATCTCTGGGGTTTTAGCGTTCAACTCTGCTTTCGTTGGTTTTACTGCCATAAAATTCTCCTTTCCTACCAATCAATTTGGTAATCTTTTACATATTTATTATAGCATATTTTTATTCTGTTTTAAATAAATCATTATAAGATAATTTCTTATCTTCTGTTTCTCCTTCTTCCTTAACATCATACTTAATATCTTGTGGGGAAGGGTTATTATCCACACCACCCAAGAATCGCTCACGGTATTTCTGTTTGAATTCCTTTAAATCTGTCTGAGCTTTTGTCAATGCTTGTTTTGTCGTTTCCAACTCATCATTGTTAGAAGTTTCCATAGAATCTGAAATATCTTCCAATAATGAAATCTGTTCATCCGTTGCATCTTCTCCAAACATTTCATTTACTTTTTTGATTAAATCTTCTTTGCTTAATTTTGCCATTTCCTTTTCCTCCTTTTAAAATGGTCTACCCATATAGAATATCCATTTTGATTTTTTCTTTTCTGGTTCTATGTCTCCACTGCCTGGAAGCACTGGTTTCCAGTCCTTTAAATACTGATACCATTGTTCGGCCTGCGTTCCTCTTATAGGTTGGTTGGGGTCTGCTGGTCTTTCATAGTTGGCCAGAAATTCAATAGCCAAGTCATATGGATTTCCTTTACTTTGTGTAAACTCCTTGAAGCTTTCTGGATACGCACTTGTCGCTATCCACTGGGTATTGGTAGCTACTTCGTAGTTCATACGAGCACACTCACCTTCACCAAAGTTCTGTATCAAGAATCCATTCTCACGTAGCCAGTCCAACACTTTTGTGTATGGTGTCCATTGCACTAGCCCATACCCTTGTCTTTCTGTAGGTGTACCATATGGGGTATCGTTCTGCCAACGGCAAGGTGAAATCGTGCTTTCACTTTGCATATTTCCAAGGACACCACAACACGCATTCAAGGTCCATCCATATAAGATATTCATCGTCCCGTAGAAACACTTGGCATTGTTTTTCATTTCCTCATCCGTCAAAGGTCTTGAAGGTTCTGTCAAACTTGAGTTTGTTATGACCCATTCCAGTGTGTCATAGCTTGGTTTTCCTTTTTTGAATGTGGAAAACGTGTGACCCATGTCATTGGCTATGACTGTATCATTCACATACCAAAATGAAGTTGGAATAACTGAACCTTCCAACGCATAACAATAATTACCATGAGGGCAAGTCACACCATATTCAACTAATTTACCATTCACTGTGAATGTCTGGTCAATATGCGAGTGGTCTCCTTGTACATCCCCAGCCGTTCCTGTATGAGCAATTAATTCACCTTGCTTGAAAGCAGTCTTTGTGGGTGGGCTGTTATCATGCGTAAAACTGAATGTGACTTGTCGTAAACCACTTGGTGTCCATACCTTTTTATCCGAAGTATAGATACGTGTATTTCCATAAACTGCTGGTCCTGCATCAATCAAGTGACAATCACATGGTGCATATAATGGGATATGCGTCTGATTCAGAATTGCACAATCGAATGGATGCCCACAGCAATGTGAAAATGCATCTGGACTTGACCATTGTGTGATATACATTGTTTCCATAGGAAACAAGCATACTTGATATCCCTTGTAGCTTAGTTTCTCATTTGGTTTCATCTGATTCACTCCTTACAAGTTCCATTAATTTGTCATAACAAAAATCATATCGTTCTTTGTTCTTATCCTTTAGAATATGACAACACTGTGTGTAGAATTCTATTTTCCACTCTTTAGTCACACCATATGGAAAATAACATGGTATATCTTTTTCTTCTTTCATTTGATATATACACAATTTCTGCCCACTTTTCTTTTCCATAAATCTCACTTCCACTTACAGCTACAAAGTTCGTGTTCCCACTTGCTCCAGTATAGCAAACATACCTATGACCATTGCCAACCCATTTACCCCAGTAGTGGACTGTATCTCCTTTGTTGTATTGAGCGACAACTCTACCACAAACTGGATTCTGCTTTCTTACGTTGACACAATCGACTATAAACTTAGCCGTACCATTTTCCAGAATGACATCCTTCATATTGAATTCTGAATTGACTGGTTCTTCATCCAGTGCCACATCTGGAACTAGATATCCTAGAAAATTCATTCCACAATATCCATTTGGATTTCCTTCTACATAGTCAAATAGATTTCCACCATAATTGGATTGACTCCATGCAACGGTATACGTATCAATGATATCTTCACAAACGGCTACATGGCCATATTCACCATAAGACCAAATCATTAAAGCCCCTTTGCTTGCATACTTGCTTGGCTTGAGTCTTGAGTTATGTGTTTTCCATAAGTCCTGTGCCCCATGTACACGTGTATATCCATCAATAGGAATGACTTCTCCTAGAATCTCAGATAATCTAGCCGTTGCATATGTGAAACAGTTTGGCATATCCACTCCAACACGCTGTAAAGCATATGACATCCATTCTGAATCCATAAGTCCTTGAATATTTGTTCTTTTATAAAACATTATTTGTCCTCCTTATATCCAATCAATGCCTTGATTCTATCTGGCAATATATCAGGATTGATTTTTGAAATGTTTTCACAAATACTTATAACTTCTGTAATGATTGCATATCCACAAATAATAGGCAACAAATCTTTTGCGAAAGGCAACTCAAAGTACATTTCTGCATAGTTGATTGCAACACCTAATGCATAGCAGCATACAAACCCTACTTTCTTGAACAGTCCATCCCTTAATTTACTTGACTGTAACTTTTCACCATCACGAATGGCTCCAAGAATTCCAGTCACTAAATCCATACCGTTAAAAATCATAGCAATACCAATTAGAACCATGACTACACCTCCTAACTTTATACCATTATTATAGCATAAAAGTATGGTATAATTATAGTAGAAAGGTAGTGAAATTTATGAGCGAAAATAAATTCTATGATGGAACAAAACTCATGGGTATGAAAGATATAAATGGCAATACCCCAGAAATATTCATATGTACTTCAAACCGTTCAGCTGGAAAAACAACTTACTTTAATCGGTACGCATTTAAAAAATGGCTAAAGAAAAAAGAAAAGTTCATCATCCTTACACGTTTTGACTACGAACTTCCGAATATAGGCGATAGGTTCTTTAAGGAAATACGTGAACTGTTCTTTCCTAACTGTTCTATGTTTACAGAAAAACGTGCTGGTGGAACTATTTACGAATTAATGGTCTATCAAGGTGAACAGACTGAAAAGAAGTCATGTGGCTATGCTATCGCATTGAACAAGGCGGACCAAGTTAAAAAATATTCTCACTTTTTAGCGGATGCAACTTGTATCATTTTTGACGAGTTTCAGTCTGAGACGAACAAGTATGCTCCAGATGAAATAACAAAATTCATTTCTATCCATACTTCCGTGGCCCGTGGTGGCGGTAAGCAGGTACGATATGTCCCAGTCTATATGATATCCAACCCAGTCACATTACTGAACCCATATTATCTGGCACTTGGAAGTGGTACTCCATACTCCTTAATCAAAAGACTGCAATGGAATACTAAATACCTTCGTGGTATTGGGTGGGTATTGGAACAAGGATTCAATGAAAGTGCAAGTGAATGTCAAAAAGAATCTGGATTCAATCAAGCTTTTTCAAACAACGCCTATGTAGAATATTCCAGTGAAGGTATATATCTGCGTGATGATAAATCCTTTGTCGATAAGCCAAGTGGCAAGTGTACCTATGTATGTACATTGAAATTCAACAATGTAAACTACGGTATATTCGATTATATAGAAGAAGGATATTACTATTGCTCCACATCCTATGACAAGACTTCCCCATTCAAACTGGCTGTGACAAACTCAGACCACCAGATAAATTATCGTCTTCTTAGAAGCAACACGTTTATTATTCAAAAGCTGAGAACCATGTACGACTGCGGACTGTTCCGTTTCAAAGATTTGAACTGTAAGGAATGCTTAATGACTGCATTGTCTTATGGATAAAAATAAAAAGGCACTCATAAGAGTGTCTTTTATATTGTTACAGATAAGTCAAGACCATGCGATATCTTACTTCGTCTGAGTGTGTGGCACTATATTCCAAGTGAAGAGACCCACAATTTTCACTCCATGAATGACTACATCTGGCAATACCATAATGTGTAAGACCCAATGTTTCACGTGGAACACTGGGCCTTACAGTACGATTTTTAAAGAAAGAGTCTATGCGTGCTAAAGCTACAATTAACACACTTATAGTATAACATTATCTCATAACATAGTCAAATTTTTCTAACAGAATACCTCCCTCAATACGGTGTGGCTTTAAATTGCTTGGCACTTTCAATCCTACTTTGAAGTCTTTTAGAGTTCTCTTTGTTTTCAAGAACTCTTTTTCTTTATCATCTGCATCCGCAGGCACTTCCCCACCACTTAAAGATATATTCATAAGTTCCTTGCACCTCTTCCCCATACCTGCACACTTAATATCATAATGAGGTTTACAAGGCACTTCATCCTCATGTGTAATATGTTCAATATATGTTTTCTGTCTCACATACACGGCTTCGTCAAAATAGCTTTCACACTTCCAAGCGTTAAAGTCTGTTGGATGGATTCTTACATCCACAAGTTCTTCACGAGAACACATACAGTGAATACTGTCTGTATCTGCATAGACAAACTTTGGATTGACACTGCCTGTAAAATTGTTCTGAGCATTTGTGATAGTGAAGTTCTTGGCATAGCTTTTTATCCCACTACCGCAGGCAATGTACCCAGTCTTCTTTTCAAACTCAATCACCAAGTCATAGTCAATCTTGCCATCAATAATATTGACCACCTTAAAGCTTGAGCATGAGTTTGTAGCCATTTTACCATAAAGGTTATTCAAGAAAAGTTTAGCCAGTTGTCGCATGGCTCCAGTGGACTTCATTTTCAAATCCCTCCAAGGATTGATATAGTCATCAAAAATACCCACTTTGGATTCAAAGTAGCATCCATCCAAAATTTCAAAGTCCTTTACTTCATAATGTTTTCTAAATAATGCATAATCCGTCATAGTCAATGTAAGAATAGGCCTTGCATCTACCTTGTTTCCGTCCTTATCAATATATCCTTTATAATACTTACCATTGATTTTAAAGTCACTCGTTTCCAGATATTCATTGGACTTATACATTCCACTGTTCTTGATTTGTATAAATGGAAGCATACCTTTTTTCAATTTGAATCTGGTTTTCACACGAATGAAATAATACATATTATCCCTTAGTGCTTCTGGGTGTATAAAATTTCCTCTCCAGAACATAGGGTGACCAATAGGATAGGCGTTTCCAGATGATGAGTGCATGACGGAAGGGTACAAACTGTTTACATCACATACGCACCCCTTTTTAAATATTCTGTTTTCGCACCCCTTTACAACGTAGCACCAGCCACCTCGATAGGACCTTCGTATATATTCATCTACATCCTTTGAACCAAACTTATCTTCATCCAGTTCTATCGCTTTTAAATCTGGGAACATTTCTTCATATGTCCACTTATCATACGTATGCTTGAACTCTTTCATACAGCACGTACCAATCGTCATGGAATCGTGTTTCTGTTCAAACATAAATTCAAGTGCTTCCTTTACCACATAAACATCATTCTTGATATATTCCTTTTCTTCATCTGAAATATAACAGTTGGGATATCTGAACCCTTCATATTCCATTTCAAGTTTCTGGTGTTTTGTCTTGAATGCTTTTCCAATTTCAGCTACCGAGAATGGAAGAAGTTTTAGACTGTCCCTAAATTCAATGTAATGTCCTTTTACAAAACAAGTGATGGAATAATACTTACCCATGTTCGATATACTGTACTTGATACTTCCGTCTGGCATATCCTCGTTTGGAATCCATTTGACTTTGAACTCGTCCATTGTAGATAAATCCTCATAGGCCTGCTTTAATTTCAGTTTGCCTAACAAATAGCATAACCAGAATGTACCATCAAATCCAAGATTATGATAGTAGATGAGAATATCTGATTTCAAACTCAACAGATATTCCCATGTAGCTTCTATGGAATGGAAAACTTTTGCATCTTCTGTATATAGTTCTACGACTGCACTGGCCCACACTTGGGTATCCTTCTGACCTTTGTATACAGTGGTTTCAAAATCCCCTACCAGTATTTTCTTCTTTCTTTTTCTAGCCATACCTAAATATCGTCCACTCTGTCACTGTTCGCTAAATCTTTTTTATAACTGTAGCTTAGATTATCTGCATATCTATACAATGGGTCCTCCAGTTTATACAACTGGCTTGTATCTCCAGTCACTAATCCAAGACCACCATAGAACAACACATAACTGTCAAAGAAATCTGCCAAAGGATAAGACAATAGAAACTCTGCCAGTGTATCTTCATCATAATCAATGAATGTATCTTTTAAATAGTTGACTGCATAATCAGCTCCCATATGAGCAAGCTCCTTAGAACTTGAGTCTGGGTTTTCATCCGCCATCATATGCAATGCACTGTATAATCTATCAATTGCACTCTGTTTAGCACTAGACCAGTCCAAATATTCATCCGACAATTCAATGTCATCTGCTTTTGTGATAATGGGTGTTTGTACTGGTTTTGTACCTAACGGAAAATTAGGCCTTGCTATTTTACTTAGTTTTTTTCTGCTACGCTTCTTCTTTTGTTTTTCCTTTGGTTTCAGTTTCTGAATACTTTTCTTTGTAAGAATCAATGGACCTTTATGAACTGGCTTTGCTTGTTTTGCTTTCTTAACCTTTTGTGACGGAAGATTGCTTCTTTTCTTTTTTACCTTTATTTCTTCAACTGGTATATGAACTGGTTCTGTAAAGAATGATACAATCTTTTGAGGCGTTGGCTTTGTGTATGATGGCTTAATCAGCTTTACTTTCTTTATATTTATCGTCTTTCTTTTAATAGCCATAGGCTTACCTCCTAGCTTTATCGTACTTCTATTATACTACAATTAAAGGGATAGAAACCTATCCCTTTTGTATTTTATCTTCTTCTTTTTGGCTTCGGTTCTTCTTCCTTCTGCTCATATTTTGTTAAGAAGTGCATACTGTCAACAATCAA